TGTGCTATAAACACTTTCTAACTCAATAAACTCAATATTTCTGACTGGTGCATGTGATAAAAGAAAAGGAATCAAATCGCCTGTGTCATCAAAAATTTCTACAATAACTGCGTTTGGCATGTCTCCGATACTCTTCATAACAAACTCTTGTTGACACTCTTCTAATTTCTCAAATTTTTCATGAGAGATTCGACGTGAACGTGAACGACATTCTTTCCCCATTCTTTCAAGGTAAAAATTGAGTTCATGATTACCAATTATACACTCAACAAAGCTAAATTTATGTAGTGTTAAAAATACATCGTAAAAGTCTGGGCCTCGGTCTATCAAGTCACCAAGAAAGTAAATTTTTGCAAGTTTATTTTCCTGATAAGAATGTTTGATACATTTAGTAATCAAGTCATTCATTTCAGAACCACACCCATGAACGTCACCGATAGCATACACATTGTATCTGGTGATGTCAACACGTACTGATTTAACCCTGCTACCGTGATCAATCATGCATTCATCAATATCAAATTTGCTCACTATCAGCCCCCTCGACAAAAAGAACTACGTTATAATCTTGATCAATTTCAGTAAATTTAAAATACTCGTTGAACATCGCTTCTTTGATAAATGGTGCCATGGAAGCTGTGTAACGATGATAGTGCTTTTCAAGAACACCTTCTGGTACAAAGAACCCTGTTTCTTTCATGCGATCAAAATTTCTAGACTTCAAATCTTCAATAGAAGGCGGTTTGAGCGAAATTACCATAATGGGTGTATGATATTTCAATGACAGTTCAATCACGTCTTGACAGTCTTTGAATCGAATATGTGTAGCGTCAATAATCGTTAAAGGTACGCGATTTTTCAACCGGTTCTCTAGAACCAATCTAATCGTGTCAAAAACAATTTTGTTTTGTGTTTGCTCTGTTGCCGTTCCACACAACATCTCTCGAAAGTTGTCGGATGACAAAACATGATTAGAACTTTCATTGCCAAAATTATTTTTTATGAAAGTTCCTTTTCCAGAACAGGATGTTCCCCTCATCAGTATAATCATAATTTTCCCCTGTTTACTTATCAGCAGCGAAGAGGAATCCAGCAAGACTAGCTCCTAAAACTACGCCAAAGAATTTCATCATGCTTTTTGAAATGGTTTTATCACCACCAAAAATTGCCACTAGAATATAGATTCCAAATGAGATAGCGAATCCAAATCCAGCTAAAATAGAAAAACAAATTACAGTCATCAATAGTCCAGAGTTCATATCTTATTCTCCACGTTCTTCAATGTATTTGATTAGTGAATCCGTAATTTCTTTCTTGTATGACTCATTATCATTCATGTAATTCTTAAAGTCAAGGCGAAAGTGTTTGTTATTTGAAAATTTTAAAGATTTTTCGGGTGAACCTTTTCTTTTTTTAGTAATAGAAAACATCGCTGATTTTTGCATACTTGTCAATTTATCAGAAAGACCCAATTGTTTATTAGTCATACCAAAAGCGTAAGATGGTATTTTTGAAGCAAAATCTTCCATGTATTTCATAAAGTATACATCTATCAACTCAACAGCTTTATCAGCAATTTCTTCTGGATAACGGTTTTGAATTCTTTCAGAACCACCAGAAACAAACTTATCAATAATCGTATCGGGTGTCAACTCTTTACGAAAGCGCATTTTCCAGTAATCTATGGTCTTTATCTTGACCCGAAGATCAATATTTGTAAACCAGATAACGTAGCCTTCTGTGTCAATTTCATCAAACATACGTTTAATTGAGTCTTTGTCTAATGTATTCACCTCGTCATGCTCTACACAAGGATTTCCATCAAGGTCTGCCCACTTTTTTAATGACCACGGAAGCAATGGCTTCCATTTTTTTTGCTTATCTTTATTGGGAAAATAGTAGTAAGCACCAAGCAATACTAACTTATTTTCTCCGTATTTAGCAACTTCCTGATCATAAAGAGTGTGTTTATCGGATTCGTGTAATGATTCGAACATAAACGTAGCTCTTTCTCCGTTTGATCGAATTCTTTGAATCATATTTGTATGTTGAGTTAAAAACATTTCCTTGTCGGTTTGGTTCATTTCGTTTTTTTGAAGAGAGCCTTTTGTGTGAACCAAAAACTTATCCAGTTCAGGAATGTAGTCAACAATACACAAATGCCCATTAACTTTGTGACAAATTACATATTTTTCATCGTTATCAATTAGTCTCATGACGTGATCAAGTGTTGTTTCTTTGTTCTCATCCAGATTGAAAATCTTTGGAAAAGGATGATTAATAATCTCGCTCTTATAGAATATCAAACCACGACAGGATTTTGTCACCTCATCCCATGACTTATCAAAAAATGTTTCTTGTGAATAGCAGTACAGAGTAAAATCACCCAATACATTTCTTTTGACAAGGCTACGATCAACGTATGTTTCAACTAATTCTTGTGTGATGTTCATATTGCCATTAGCCCATTTATGTTGTGTAGATACATTTTCAAAATTTTTTTCTTGGCTCTATCATAACAGTCCTTTGTTCCTTTTGTCAACTCAGAATCATGAGTTATTCCTATCCATGCATCGGCGTAGTCAACCATTTGTTGATTACGCATATGACCACCTAATTTTCCATATAAGCGAAGGTAAGGAAAATCTGATATTTTTATTTTATTCCAAGTTGCCCAATTCCAAGCCGAAAGATCAACACCTACGGCCATTCCACAAACCAACTCAGTTACTTCAAAGCCAGAGAGGATGACAGCCTGTTCAACCTCGATTGGTTCTAAAAATAATTTTCTTGACCCACAAATTATAACTTTCATGAGTTTTTTACCAGTTCTGTAAAACCATCTTCCCCAAGTTTAAAGAAAAGTTCTGATCTGAAATGATCCTGAAACTCTCCAAACCTTTGTGTTGCTACAAAGACATTTTTATGTTTCATTTTCTCTTTGATCAGATTCATAAACAATGATACACCATCTGCGTCTAGATTTTCAAGTAGCTCATCAATAAAAATTAGGTTAGTGGCCGCGCTGTTTTTCATTGCAGATACTTCGAGCAACACCAGCAAGATTGCAAGATTTACACGAGTTTTCTGACCAGTGCTTAGATTATCATAGGTAAAATCTTTCTTATTCACGCTATTGATAGTTTCTTCAAAATTACCATCCAATGTAATGTTGATGAAAAATCCCATATGATTCAGATATTCATTCACTCGCTTGTTGATAAACCCAACATAGTCATCGACAATAGACGCTTTGATACCGTCATCTTTAAGCATAGAGCGCATAGCCATATACTCTTCCATTTCAAGAATTAACTCGTTTAGAGTAACATCCATTTCATTGACTTTTTTATCCAGTTCTAAAAACTGATCATCAAGCCCTTCGTCTACTTTCTTTTCACTGATTGACTTGATCTGGTTTAACAGCTTTGTATTTTCACGATCAAGAAAATTCGTTTCTGATTGATTGGTATTGATAGAAGATTGAATTTGAGACTTCTCTTCTAACTGTTCAGATATGTCATTTATTTTATCCAGAACCTTTTTCAGTTCATCCATCAATTTAGTGGTTTGTTCTGTAATTTCTCCCTGCTTAGAATCAACTTTTGTTATGATAGATTTCTTAAAGTCTTCATTAATATCTTGAGCACATGTAGGGCATTGATCATTGTCATCGTAGAAAGCCCGTTCTTTTTTCAGGTCGGTCATCTTTGATGTGAACTTATAAGAAAACTCACTAAACTTTTGCTTCTTATCCTTTAGCTTTTTGTATTGCTCATCAAGTCCTTCATACTTTTTAAGACTGTCTTCAAGATCAGAAGCTTTCGATTCAATGGATTTGATCTTGTTTGTATTGTCTTTGATTTGCTGATTCAATCCATCAACTTGATCAGAAACGTTATTTTTAGCCTGCTCAATCAGTCTTTCGACCCCATCACGTTTAGTCACTGACAAACCACGTTCATAATCTAGGTCAGAAATTTTAGCCTTGATTGAATCTGTATTGCCTTTAACAATCTTGTTCATGTATCCAAAGATGTTGATGTCTAGAATGTCTTCTACCACCTTACGACGATCAGCAGCGCCCATATCCATAAAGGGTATGTAACGTTCACGGTTCAGCAAGCAAACCTGTGTGAATAGCTTGTGATCCATTCCTATAACGTTTTCTAGAGTAGCTTGATAATCTTTGCTTGCGGCGTTCTGATCTAACAGTTCTCCGTTCTTGAAAATCTTAAACACCTTTGGCTTTTCACCACGAATCACCTTGTATTCATCGCCGTATTTTGTGAACACACATTCTGTTTGCATGTTTTTTAGATTTATGCTGTTGATTAGTCCAGCAAGTTTAACTTTTTTTAGTGGCTTACCAAATAGTGCGTAGCTAATAGCTTCAAGCAAATTGCTTTTGCCTGCACCATTTGGCCCACCGATTAAGGTAGTTGGCGAACGATCAAGATCAATTTTCATGCCAGCATTACCTACTGACTGGAAATTTTTGTAACTGATAGACTTAAAATTTATCATATATTAATCTTCGCTCCCTTCTCTCAAATAAAAGTCATTATTATCATGTCCAAAATATTTTGACCTAAAATCTTCTGCTTTATCAAACGATAAAAATGGCCCTGCCGCAACATCATCTTTACGGTAGTCTTTAGAAAGTCTCTTCATTACAAAATACTCTAATGGTTTTATATAATCATACCTACTCATAATTATTCACCCTTAACCATCATGTCAGATGCTTTGGCCTTTACATCATTGAACTTGCTCATAATTGAGGCCCGTTTGTATTCTGAAACCGTCTTCATAACGTATGTGTCTATGTAAGTATCAATAGACTTATCTTTTACGTCTGGTTCAGCAGCATCAGTTTTCGTAATTTCTTTGGCACTCAGTATAGCATAATTATTTTCAACTTGTACATCAATCGGCTTAGCATTATTAACCTTAGAAAAGAAGTCCATAAACTTGACTTTATCATATTCTTTGTTAATCACAACTTTTACAAACTGGTGATTGCAATACTCATTGATCTGATCATCTGTCAATCCATGATCATCTTCATAAAGAATTTCAGTGAATAGGCTATACTCATTTTCGATATGAACTTTTTCTTTTGTTTCTGTGTCGTACACCCAGAACCCGCGTTTGTCGTTGTGATCTTGCCAATTCAAATGAAACATTGCTCCCAAATATTCGACATTACCAATTTTTGATGGGTGATGAAAGTGACCTGACCAGACAGCTTTAAACTCTTTGAACATACTTGGGTCGATTCCCGATTCACACCGAGATGAATTCTTATACATCAAAAAATTATTGAATTCCATATGACTAAGAATGATCGTGTTTTTTTTGTCTTGAACGTTATTAAGTGAATTCATGAATTCATCGTAGTTGTTGCCATTGATCCATGGCACAAATACAAACCGACTACCATCAAGCTCAAATTCTTCTACCTTGTCTTTTAGAATCTGTACGTGCTTACTATGCTCCATTACAGACAGTGAGGTGATTGCATTGGTGTTTTTGAATGCCAGATCATGGTTTCCTGCAATGATGTACATAATACACCCATGAGACTCTAACAAAGGCAGAAACACTTCATTTACAAAAGCGATATCACTCAGTGACAAGTGGTTTCGATTATCAAAAAAATCACCAAGCATGAATAGTGTGGTGATTTTGTTTTTCTTTAGGTAAGGGAAGAATTGTTCCCTGTAATACCATTCAAAGTAGTCACGAAAGATTGTACTACCACCACGACATCCAAGATGAGTATCTGTGAAACACATGACCTTCATTGTATATTCTCCATGTTTTCAAAGTGAAATATTATGTCAATCTCTGGAAAATTAATTTGATTATCTATATCAACACTCACATTGATTACTGTCAGATTCATAAAGCTCACTTTCAAGCTCTGTTATTTTGTCTTTTAACTCTGCAATTTCTTCTTTATACCCAGAAACTGCTTCATTAATCATAGCATCAGCAATAATTGATAACTCACTCGTGTCGTCTAGATTAACGTTAAAATTCATAGTTTAACCTCTTTTAAGATCATGTCGATTATTTTGTTTCGTTCGTGAATTTTCTTTAATGCTATGAACTCAGAATCCTCACGAATTCCCATGACGGTATCATGGGAATTGTCTCTGTGCAACTGTTTTATCATCTCTACAAATTCTGAGTTTTTTGATTCAGATTTCATGAATCTATCACTCCATGTCTAGAATATTATCTCCATTACCTTTCTTTTTTCTTTTCTGTCTCTCTTTGTTTAATCCCTGAATGTCTTCATAGTTGCTGATGTATTTTAGCCTATCCCCGTACATTTCATTGGATTCATCAATAACTTCAATATCTTCTTCATTGATGTTTTTCTCATCAAGTTCGCCAGAAAATCCGTGGCTGTCATCGAATAATTTTAGTTTAATATATTGCTGTTTGTGTTCTTTTTTGATCCTTTGAAAATTGGCGTTATTGACTAGCTGTGTGAGGTATGCAAATGGATTGTTGTATTTTTCTGGATTAAAATTGTGTGCATACTTGACACACGTTTCAATCGCGTCATTGATCATCTCTTCTTTCCAGTTCGGTGTGTAGTTTACAAACCGAGGGCTGTAACACCTTCTATAAGAAATATCTAGAATAGCCTGACCAATAACATTTGTTAGTGGTGGTGCTGTAAATGTTTTTAGTGCTTTTTTAAATTCTTCCTGAATTTCTTCACTGTGTTGTTCAAGCTCTTCTTCACCAAGAAAACCGAAGTCGTCAAGCATTTTTTCTTTATGCTCTTCCATCAATTTTTGTTTAATCGCATAATATTTTTCAAATTCATGAAAAAGCTCTTTGTTATTAACATAGTGTGATTTTTTATCTTCTTTTTGTGATTCCATCTCTAATTCAAATCTTAGATCATCAATATCGTTTACTGTGATTTCGGTTATTTTTTTCATACTGCGTGGTAATCCTCTAGTGCTTTTGTGCATAATTTGTCTACGTATTCATTCATCTCAATACCAGCGTGACCTTTTATCCATTTAAATTTAACGGAAGGCATCTGTAGTTTTAGTGTATCGAGTTTTTTCCAGTAGTCTACGTTCTTTATAATCTTCATAGAAGACCCTTTCCACCCTTTGTTCTTCCATCCCCACAACCATTCGTTTAAGCCTTTCACCATGTACTGACTATCACTATACAGAGTTATGTCCATTGATGCAAGTTGTTTGATTGTAAATCTATTAGAAACAAACTCTAGTGCATATAGTCCTGCACTCAGTTCGCCTTGTTGGGATGTTCCTGTAATACAACCACGTTTTTCATATATAACTTTTTCAATGTCTGGGGAATATAAACAAAAAGCCCACGACGCTATTTCTTTACGTTTTCCTCCGTCACTCCATATTTCTAATTGCTTTTTCATTTGAAATCCTTTAAGTAAAAACTAGTTTTCTGGCTTTTTACAGATTATGAAACATTATAATACACTTTTGGTTGTTTTGCAAACATTTTATACATTATTATGACTAAAGAGAGCGTAGCGAACGGGGATTTGTGGTTTTTCTATAAACAGTAGAGAGCGTAGCGAACGAGGATATACTTTTTTTTCTTTTATATTCTTTTTTTTTCTTATAATAAATTTCTTTAAATATTTTCATAAACCTGTTAAGATACTTTCATAAACAGTAATGAGCGTAGCGAAATGAGGTTTAAGCTTTTATTTTATTTTTTGGCGAGTGTCTTTTCACGATGCCAAAAAAGGTTTTATCTTCTTTTGCTTGTGAAACTAAGGCAGAGTTTAGCGGATAAAAAATAGCCTGTCAAGACTTTTTTTAATTAAAATTCTGTGACAAAAAAAGGGAATTACCCCTTCTTGATATCAACAGGATAGAATTTTACAGGGTGTTGTTCATTGGAATAAATTTTAACACGAGCTTTCCCATGCTGAATCATGTATCCACTATAGCGTTTATCAGGCATAGATAGATCATCAACCACATCATAAATTGTAGCAACTTCTTTTGTGTCGTGTAGTCGCATCAATCGACCAATAGACTGAATGATCCTGATCATAGATTTTGTGGAAGAAGCAAGAACCATGTTATGTAGCTTGTTAATAGAAATACCTACAGCCATTGTTCCATAAGTCGCACAGGTAATTATGCTTTTGCCAGCCTCAATTTTTCCTTTGATAACATCACGCTCTTTGTTACTAACTTCACCATTAATAACAAACACATTATCATGCTTTTCTTTCAACATCTCGTATACAGGAGTCTGGTATATGTCAATTGAGTCAAAAAGAACAAGCGTATTTCCTTTCAGAGATAGAATCAGATTGACAAGGAACTTTTTTCTTTCAGGAAGTAAATAGATAAATTCTTTCTCAATGCGATACCAGTCTTTAGGATTTCTTTTATTTCCATCTTCTTTAGTAAATACAGTTGAAGCTAAATCATCTTTAAATTCTTGGCTATACTTTAACAAAAGCATTTTAACATCAATAGGTGCTGCAACGCCTTTATCAATACTTTCTCTTGCTGTCATAATAACTTTACGAGGTCCAAACAAACCTTGTATAAACATTTCGTTTGATTCAAATCCATCAAGCGAACCTGTCAAACCATGCTTCATTGGGCAATTTATTGATCTATCTACTATACCACCTAAAACAGAAGCGGATGCACCATGTACTTCATCAACGAAAATAGCTTTCATATCATCAAATGAATAATCAGGAAGCTTAGACATAGATTGCCAAGTAGTGATAACAATTTGTCTATCAATATATTTTTTATAATCTTTGTTTATTTTTTGACAATGTGTTCCAACATTCCATTTAACAGAAGAGCCCGTAGCATAATTTTCAAAATCATTATACATTTGCTCAACAAGATTTCCAGACGGAACCACGACAAAAAATCTTTTGTCTTCCATTTCAGGAAGTAGTTGCAGCATACGCAGGGCGCTGTAAATAATAAGCGACTTACCACTGCTTGTAGAAGACAAACATAAACTACGACCCATTCCAAACATATGCATTAGTGCATCATATTGATGTTGGTGTGGAGTAATTGGTTGACCTTTACTGTGTGGGTCAATAATTGTAGTCATTACATGTTCAATATCTTCACGACTGAGATCAGTTTGTGGAATAAGCTCAGGATCGACGCTGTATGAGTATCCTTGGCCTTTTACGAACCTTAGTAGGGCCAACACCAAGCCTAGCGGGAAAGTCTTGTTGCGGCGGTTGTATAAGCGTTTATATCCATCCCATTTACCGGCTTTTACACGAGGGTCATGTCTAGCGTTCGGAACCTCAAAACTGAACTTATCTTGTATCTCCATTTCCATGTATTGTTCAACACAAGAAATTTTGACGTAAGATTCGTTAACTTTCTGAATTATAATCTGTGTTTGTTTCGACATATTCATAAGCCAATTTTAACAGTTTGTTAGCGGTTGTGTCTATTACTATATATGGAATTTTAACTTGCTCCCTAATAGCGGCAAGATATCTATGATGACCATCAATAACGTATCCGTCTTCACTTACAACGATAGGTTTCATATTAGGTATTGAGTCGGGGTCTTTTCTCATACCCATACAAATATTTTTTATCTTGTATTCATCAAACCCTTCTGCTTGAAGTGGTTTAAAAGAATTAACTGAATCTATATAAGGATAGCTACCCACTCCCTTAGTCTCCGTTAACCATTCTGTAAACTTAGAAACATCGTCAATTTGAGGCATATTAATTCTAGCTATCATAAACTGTTCTTTAATAAATTCTTTAAATGATTTCATAGGTTGATCCTTTTGACTATTTATGATGAATTTCTTTGTGCATTGTAAAAAATAAGATAAATAAACAATAAATACAGGGGAAAGAAATATGACAACGAAAGCTATTAACACAGCAAAATCAACCTCGTTCATTGCTGTTCTCGGCTTTGACAGAAGCATCACCTACACTATTCAGGGTACGAATATGGGGGGTGTTTCTTTATCACCAGCAGAAATGCCAGCGCGTTTTTCAAACATTCCTTTTCCCGGTGATAAGATTGAGTTTGGTGACTTGAATCTTCGATTCTTGTTGGACGAAAATCTTTCGCAATGGGTTACACTTAACAAGTGGATATTTGCGCTCTCTCGCGGCGTCAAGGACTCACAGGGAAACGATTTGCTTTCTTACATAGAACTTACTATCCTTGATAGAAGCAACACACCAACGCTCAGAATTCGATATCACAACGCTCACGTAACAGATATTGGTGACATAGAGTACGATATAGTGGGTGACGAAACAAGCCTTGCATCTTCGGCAACTTTCGTGTACAGTCATTATACAATAGAAAACGTGACAACAGGTGAAACAATTGAGTATGGATCAAAATACTGATTTAGAGAGTTTAATTGACAACGCAGAAAACTCTTTTGTAGAGTTAGTTCAACTCGCTGGAAAAGATGTAGAAATTGACGAATTTAATATTGACGGAGAAGCTATAAGAACGCCAAAGCTTCATCAAAAATATTCTGTAATGTTTGCCAATGAGTCTATGTCTCTTATAAAATATCAACAGATTCAAAAAAGAGTATACCTTGAACGATGGAAATACTATAACGGAAAACAGACAGATCAATATTACACAAAGTTTGGAGTCTTTAACGAAAAAATTCTGAAAGGGGATATTGACAAGTATCTTGCAGCCGACAAACGGTTGGGTTACGCCTCTGAACTGTTAGAGGTACAAAAACAAATTGTGAATTACCTTGAAAGGACTGTGAAAGACATTTCTAATCGAGGATTTCATATAAAATCAGTCATCGACTACCGACGTTTTGAAGCAGGGGCATAAAAAAATGAAGAAAAAATACTACATACATGCTTTACAGTCCTATCAAAAGTTAAGTTATATTAGAAAAGGCCCGTATAGGTATAGATTTATTGCTTGTTTCGTTTTGTTTTATTTTATATATCGCAATCCTTATGGTGAAGCTGTTATAACTAATTCAGAAATTTCACCAGAGTTGATTTAATTATGAATTATCATTCAAGTCATCTTATTTTAGTACTGTTATGGATAGCAGGAGTAGTTATTGCTAAAGGATTCATTAGTACACTAATTTCTATATTCATTCCATTTTGGGCATGGTATTTGATAGTTGAAAAAGTTATGAGTTTGGCGGGGGTTATTTAATGACAATGATAGGTTTACTGTTGACTGCATTCACATTGATTAACATTCCATTGGTGATTGCTTGGTTTGATGTGAAGTTTTATGAGAAGTGGGAAAAAGCAATTGAGCGTCTTTGTGAGTTTGATGCTGTATTTTGCGTAGTTCTGTTTTTGATACTGATTGCTTTTCCACAAGCGGTGGATTATCTACTGAGTGAAATTTAATTCTTGACAAGAAAAATTCACTCCTGTAACATGTAGTTGTGGTGAGGGGAATCCCTCTCACCTTCAGGAGATTAGCTTATGAGCATTTCTAAGTCGCTTTTCAGTCTTGCTAAAAACAACAACGGTAAGTTCAAATCCGTTGCACAATCCAAGTACATTCTGTCCGTTGCATCACCCAACAAATTGTTGGCTGTAAGTGATAACGTGTACGGAAATACTTATACTTTTTTCTTCTCTTTTGACAGTGATGGAATTACCCTCATTGAAAAAGAGACAAAAAATAATAGTTCTGTTCACTGGAAACGTATGGATGAAATTGAGTTCTGGACTCAGTACAATGCTAAAATGACAATTGAGTTAGAAAAAAATGAATTATCTGCGTGGATTGATAAAGCGCGGTTAATGGTTAATAAATTAAAAAGTGAAACTATGTCCAAGTTCATAATCAGGCTGGTTGGTGTAACTGATACAGTTGAAATTGTTAAAGTTGCCAAACTACTTGAAAATCGTGAGGCTAGACTGGCAAGAATTCAATCCCTAGTTGATAAAAAACAAGAGCAGTTTGAAAATTATTGGAGAGCGTAAATGGAAGTGTTTTTTAGCTTTTGTTTAACAATGACTGTGTTGTTAGGAATTAATTTAGTTAGTGTTTCTGTTCATCAACATATTTTTAAAAATAGAATTGATTATTGGTCTAGATTTTATATTGGTTTTGTGCTTATTACTACAACAGTGGTGTGGTTTATTTATATTATCATGTGGATTTGGGTTTGAATAGAAAGGGGCGAAAGCCTCTTTTTTTCGTCTTAAATAACTATTAACTTTGCTACTAGGTATGGTATGATTATAAATAGACAGACAAAAGGAAAAAATTATGCCACACCAAGAACTAAAAAAGTTTATTATTGACAACGGATACCCGACAGGGCGAGAACTCAGAACAGAAAAATACTTGAAATTTGTTTCTGCTCTAAAAGAAGCAACTACGTTTCTTGATGATTCTTATGACACGGTAAAAGCACCAACACGATGCTTTGTTGTGATGAATGACATAACCGAGATTCAATATTGTGGTCAGTGTGGGTGTGTTGCTCCTATTGGTGCAAACAGGGTTAAGGTTGATCACTATTACAAGAATGGTTTCAGGGCTTTTTGTAGCAAGGTTTGTACAAGCAAAGGAACACTGAAAAAAAGAGAAGAAACCAATCTTAAAAAGTATGGATCAAAGCATCATATGGGAAGTGATGCTGTAAAAGAAAAGATTAGAAAAACTAACATGGAAAGGTACGGTTCAGCTTGTTATATCTCATCAAAAGAGTTTCAAGAATCTTACAAGGAAGAATATTTTGAGCGCACTGGACATACACACCATTTATCCAATCCAGAGGTAATCGCGGCTAGAGAATCATCCAACATAGAAAAGTATGGATCAGCAAATCCATTTGAGTTTGCAAAGGATAAGGTTAAAGCTGGAATGATTTCTAAATGGGGTGTTATATCACCACTACAAAACCCTGATATTCTAGCAAGAACACAAGCCACAAACACAGAAAGATACGGTGTCCATAGCCCGATGATGTGTGATGAAGTAAAAGAAAAAGTAAAAGAAGCCAACTTAAAAAAGTATGGACATGTTTTTTCTGCTAGATCACATTATAGCGAACTGGCTAATTCTGTTTTGTATGATAAAGAATCATTGTCAAAAATGTACAAAGAAGTTGGTAACTCGCATATCATTGCAAAGCGATTAGGAATTGGTTCACACAGAACAGTCCTGCAAGCTTTAAGAGAACACGATATAGATGTTAATGACAATATTTTAAGAACGGTTTCTAATGCAGAAAAAGAAATTTGTAACATTCTTGATGAAGCTGGAATCAATTATGAAACAAGTAATAGAATTGTGTTAGAACCAAAAGAACTCGATATCTATATTCCAGAACATAACGTGGCTATTGAGTATAACGGGGTGTATTGGCATTCAGATGTTCATAAAGATAAGGCTTATCATCAACAAAAGGCGCTGGCTTGTAAAGAAGCAGGGATTCTATTGATTCATGTGTATGAAGATCAGTGGGCAAATCCAGTAACCAAAGAAATCATAAAAGAAAAAATCATTCAAAAGTGCAACAAATCAACCAAAGAAAAAGTTTATGCTCGGAAGTGTGAAATAGTTTCTGTAACTGCAAGTGAGGCTAGGGAATTTTACACAGAAACACACGTACAAGGATACAATGATTCAAAAATTAATTATGGTTTGGTTTCTAATGGTGATCTTGTGGCTTGTATCAGCTTTAAGAAGCTCACAGACAAGACTTCTGATCAGTATGACCTAGCGCGTTATGCAACATCAAAGAACGTACTAGGTGGCTTCTCTAAGCTTCTCACACACTTTCAAAGGAACAATGTATGGAGTATTATAGAAACCTTCGCAAGTTTGGACTACTCACACGGAAATGTTTATGAAAAGTATGGATTTGAAATGGTTGGAGTTACAGAACCAAATTATCATTACTTTAAGGGACTGGAAAGATATTCAAGAAAGGCTTTCATGAAGCATAAACTAAAAAATGTATTAGAAAGGTTTGATGAACAACTAACAGAAAAAGAGAATATGAACATGCATGGATACACAATTATGTACGATGCAGGTTCTATAAAATATAAAATCGAGGCATGAAAAAAGGGAACCAAATTGGTTCCCTTTTTTCTTATTTCTAACTGCGCGATTAGCCAGTCAAATTAGAAACCGCAAACTTCCTGTAGTAACGGTTCTCGCCTTGTCCAAGACCTTTACCAGCACGAGCGCCAGAAGCGTCATTATGCTCATACGGATTCGCAATGATGCCGTAGCGACTCGCAAAACCGATCTTAGGTGCAAAGCTGTCTTCACCGACTGCGCGATACATTTCAAGCGGCAAGTATGGGCAGTAGAAAATACCAGCATCCCATGCGTTAGCGCCTTTATAACCGACAGTTACATAATCACGACCAGCATAAGGATCAATATAAACCTGATACTTACCCATCAAAACACCAGAGTATGTACCAGCAGTAGGATCAACAGTCATGTTACTAGCAATGCCGGGGTTGTTGTAGTCAAGTACACCAGCCATGTTCAGAGCAGATGCAACGTTGGAGCTACAAATAATACGGTTTGCGCGACCACGACGGGTTTCGATAGATACTCGGTTTGCTTCCAGTTCGATTTGGAACAACAGACCTTTAAACTTTTCAACCAACCAACGACCATCACTGTCAGCAGCCAAGTTAAACAAACCGGGGACAGCAGCACTTTGAGCACCAAGAACAGCAGCAACGTTAATTGTACGCAGAATTTCGCGGTCAATTTCAGCAGTGATTTCTGTGGACAAAATGTTTGCAAGTTCAGTTTCAGCATCCATGTTGTGAATATTTTTCAAATCGTAAGCCAATTCGCGTGAGAACTGAGCTTTCAATTTACGACTTTTTACGCTTACGTCGGTACGTTCGATACTGAACGCCATTTCGTTCCAAGCATCACCACTATCTGTACCCAAAAGCTGGGCGTTTGCTGTACTCATACCAGTACCAGTAGCAGTAGCAACTTCAGGATCGTCAGTACCAAATGCATCGACAGCGAAGCCAGAGGTATCACCAGCCTGTGTTCCTGCGCCAGAGAATGCGGTATTAGCTTCATCAAACAAAGCTTCTGTGCCGGTCTGTGAACTATAACGGGCTCGCATTGCGAAGATCGAACCAGTAGGTCCAGTCATCGGTTGTACACCAGCCAAGTCAAAAGCCATCAGCTTAGGCATAGAACGACGAACCATTTTGATCAAAATAGGATCAAAGTTAGCGACACCGCTAGTTTGGTTAGCAGGAGTATCAGATTCGTTCATACCCTGATTGTATTTAATTTGGTTTTCGATTACAGCTTCGGTAACTTGACGACGATAATCATCATGAATAGCAGGTGCTTTTGCATCATTCATTACCAAGTCTACAGCTTCTTTAAGTAGCTTACTCATTGTTTATTTCTACCTTCTTTGTAAAGTTATTAATTGTATTTATATAAATCTATGTTCTAACTAAGTCTACTGACAAAACTTTGCAACCAAGCACTTTCTTCTTGACTTTCATCTTTTTCAGTAAGAGTCTTATCTTTAAGAGATTTCTCTTTATTGTCTTCTTGAACCACTTTACCGTCAGTCTTAGGAAAATAAGATTCTTTCAGTTGAGAAATAGCAGATTCAAACTGATCTTGGGTCTTAAATTGCAATGACTCAGAATAGGTAGTGAATTTTTCTTTTTGGCTTTCAGTCAAATCAGAACATACACGAGAAATAACAATAGACCGATTTTGTTGATCAAAAGCTTCTTTTAGTTCAAGATTTTTTTCAGTCAGTCTGTCTAGCTTTCCTTTAACTTGCTCAAGGTCTTTTTGAGTCTTTTCAACAATACTATCTGACCCTTCTGGTACGGAAAGATTGTGTGCCTCTGCTAGACCAACAAAACCTTTCAAAAAGGATTCAGCCAATTCAACTTTTACACCAGACTCAATAGCAATAGCATTTTCTTCTTGCCATTCATTTACAGCTTCTGTAAGATACCTGCTTATACTAGGCAAAACTTCTTCGGTTACATACTGATCAGACAATGACTCAAGTTCAGTAGTTTTTTCTTCAATCTGTGATTCAAACAAAGTAGTTTGTTCGGCAACAATAGACTGCCGAATTTCAGCTTCTTTTTCAGACAGCATAGATTCTATAATAACACTTGCTTTCTGTTTGAAATCCTCTGAAAGCTCTTGGCCTTCGAAGAGGGCTTTTACATGATCATTCATATTAAAACCTCGTTTCTTTAATCGTTGTATTTCTATTTATAATAATTTTAATTCAAACTATTGATTTTTTACTCTAAATCGAATGTATTGTTCTAATTTTTCTAAAAAAAGACTTTCATCAATAACAATACCGTCTTCTTTTACGGCAGGAATCCAAACTCCGTTCTTATTAACCCACGAAGACTCAACTAGAGGACTTACATAACAGTCAGGGCCGGAAGGTTGATCAACGCAATCAACCGCTGTCATCATGTAATCTTTGTTAACATACTTCATTCCATTACGTTCACTAAGAGAACCAAGACCACGAGTAGACACACCCATATTAAAACCACCTTCCATAAGACCTTTAATAATTTGGCCCTTTGGTGTGTTCAAAACTTTAGCTTTGCCAATTACGTTGTTACCGTCCCATTTAAGCTCACTAATTAAAATAGCTGCTTCGGCTGGATCAGCAAAAGGTCTGTCAGGATGATTTAACTCACCCAACGCTCTTCGTTTTGAAACAAATTTTTCGTTGTACTTAGAAACAGCCTGTTCCAAAACATCTTTTTCATAATATCGACCGTTTCCGTTTTTTACTTGGGCTTGGGCGAATATTCCGTGAATAAAAAGCTCTTTTCCGTTTTCTGTTTGTTCGGTTAGAGATTCAACCTCATAAGAATTTTCCATTAAAAGTTTGACTGTCATTTGTTATTATCCTTTAAAAATCTACATTCATTGATTGACTAATATTAGTTAGTTGAATATCACGAACGTAAAGGTTGAACACTTTATTCTTATCTACTGATTTTGATCTTACTTTCATAACAGATTCATTGCTACTAAAAGAAGCTATAAACTTAACTTCTATATCACGAGCTTTAAGAACTGATTGAAAAAGTTTTATTTCTTCCTGTGTACTTAAACTTTCTTCTAGATTAATATTATCATAAACATAATCTAAGAATGTTTTAGTCATCTTGCTTCTCTATAGATTTTGTTTTTAATTGCATAGCAACTGATTTATCAGAAACACCCATTTTCTTAGCGGCCTTCAAAATAGCTTCTCTTGTGTCACGAGCTTTAACTGTTACAGGAGTATCAGAAACAGCCATGCCGTTAATCTTTGTCTTCATAAAAGCAACACGCCATTCAGATTGCATTGCTTCTGAAACATCATCTTGTTTTTCTATAGATTTTGTCTTCAACTGCATTGCAGCAGATTTATCACTAATGCCAACTTTTTTAGCGGCTTTTAAAATTGCTTCTCTGGTATCTCTTGCTTTTACGGTTACGGGAGTATCAGAAATATCAACTCCATTCATTTTTGTTTTCTTAAAAGCAACACGCCATTCAGGTTGCATTGCTTCTGAAATTTCTTTCTGATCTTTTAAAAATTCTGGAAAAGTTTTCATAATTATTTAATCCTTTTATAAGTTTAAAGATTTAAGCTCTTTCTTTTCTTTATAGCCTTTGCTCTTTTACGATTACTACCAGCTTGTGATTTAGACTTACGAGTTTTAGCTGATTTTTTAGCGGCTTTTTTTCTACCAGCTTTTTCGGAGCCTGTCATCTTCATACAACTTAAACCATTGGGCTTTAATTTAAAACCCGGTTTGCATTTAACTCGCTTTGTCTTTTTTCCTTTAGAATCAACCCGAGTTCTTTTAGCCTCTTCGTCTAATTCTTCCTGTGTTTTTTCTACTAGCGACATAATGAATAATTCCTATTATTATTTATTAGTCTTTTTCATTTCTTTCATTTTCTTACTAGCCATCATCATTTCTTCTTCGTCTTCTTCATCCATGTCATAATCATATTTTTCTTTCATGGACTTTTTCATTTTGCTGACCATCATTCCATATTCTTCTTTCATGGTATCCATTTTCATTTTCATTTCTTTCATTTTCTTACTGTCCATCATCATTTCTTCATCGTCCATATCACCTTCTACTTTCATGGACTTTTTCATCGCGCTTTTCATCATTCCATATTCTTCTTTCATTTTCATAGTAGGTGCTTTTTGCATTTTATCTACCATTTTTTTCTCTTCTGAATTCATCATTGCCTTTAACATTTTATTTTCCATAGAATCTTCTTTAGAATGCTCATGATCTTCCATGTCATAATCATCGTCTTCTTTCATTGGTTTTTTCTTTTTCATCATCATATCTTTTTCCATAGGCATTTTCTTCATACCACATGCCTCTGCAATGTCAAATTTACTTTCAATAATACTATCACCAGCCATTTCGGTTAGTGTTGTTTTTATAAGTTGCATAGCGTCAGCAACTTTGCCTTCTTTAATAAGATCAACGAATTGTTGTTCTGTGTTCATAATTACATTTCCTTTAGTTGCTTTCTATAGATACTTTATAATTAAACCTGATCTTCATCAGAATTGTATTGTTTGTTATTTTTTTCTTTTTCAATAAGTTTATCTTGTTCTTCAATTTCTTCATCAGTTTGTTTAAGAATCTGTCGCCTAATATAATCGTGAGAGAAATACTTTCCAACATAATCATTAAGTTCGTTTAGAAGCTCAAGACGATCACGCATCATTTCAAATTTCTTTTGTTCTTCAAGATACATGTCTTGTGAATAAACAAATTTGATCTGATTCTTTATTTTATCCCATTCTTTACTTGTAATTACTTTAGTAAGAATTAATTCAGTTCGTAGAAGGTCAAGAAACATCATGTTGAAACGTTTCTTAACTTTTGTTACAAACTTTCCAAATTTAAGCTCATCGCGATTAATTTCTGTGTTTCTACCAAGGCTAACGATAGAGTCAGCTTCAAGGCGTGATATAGGGATGTTGAGAGCCTTGTACAGACGTTTTAGAAAATAAACGACATCTTCTATATCTCCAAGGTTTTGGCCACCGGGGAGCGTGTCAATCTCTGTACCTTTGCCTGTGGCAGAATTTCTAGGCATCCAATAATCTTCTTGCATCGTCATTAAGTGACGAGAATCTTTAAAGCTTCCTGAATCTGGATCGTAAGACATACGATTTCTGTAATTAGATTTCAGGTTTTTTAAGTACTGTTCTGCTTTTGTTTTTGTCATACCAGAAGTATCGACATAAAAAACTCTACGCTCTGGTGCGCGAGTAATACGGTAAACAACAAGCGCGTTTTCCATCATACGAAGTTGATTAGCAGGCTTTACCGCTTTGTGTAAAAAACTGATAGCATATCCACTATTGCTATCAGTTATACCAGAAGTAACGTATGTAATAGACTCTCTGTTAAGCTTTAGAGCTTCTTTAAAATTAGAATTTTTATTTTGCTTTGTTTTGTTATCACTCGATGAGCTAGTTTCAGCAATATTTTCATTGTAAATAAAGTATTCATCAACAGATTCTATTGTGTGATTTGATTTGTTATACTCTACGTTACGAAATTTTGTGACAAAACGTGGGTCAAGTTGGATTATATTAAGAAGGCCGTTATTTGAAACACCAGCTTTATCAATAACTTTTTGATAAGATAAACGACCATCAATATAAAAAGACTTAAATCTTCTATGAATTGTAGTATTTAAGTCTAGTAAATTATTAATCTTGTCCCAGCCCTCATAAACAAATTCTTTTACTTTTTCAGATAAAAGTTCATCATCAATTGAAGAAAGATCAAGCTCAACAGCATCACTATCGTTATCACCAAACGTAACAGCTTCATTTACAATATCTTCAATTGCAAAATCAACTTCGTTGTAATTAGCCACTTCTCTATAAGTATTAATTAACTCCGCTTGGTTATTATACGTAAAATCGTAGTTTAGAATAAACTCATTAATAGAATCTTCAAGAACGACAGCGCCATCATTATCATCAGTAGTAATCTGATTAGATAGTGTTTTTTTGCTTTCGTCTTGATCACCTAACGATTTCTTATCAAGCCAACTAAACATTTCTTGTCTTTGGGCCATAATCAGTATGTCACCTTATTAAATTTGAATTGTGTTAATTTTTAAAGTCTCAACACAATTCTATTTAGAATCATTCTCAAGTTAAGTTGTGGTGTTTGATGTCATGTCAGAGAATTGGAAACTAACTTCAAATTCTTCTATAGAATCATTTGTGTCTTGACCAAGCTCAATAGCTCCAATGTTGCTAGGGTACGCCATTTTTAAAACGTATTCTTTGATTCGATTGTCTTGTGAGTCAAGCTGATACACTGTAACAGTAGTCATATAATCATCTGGACTTGTGACACCAGTGTTTGAATTAAACCCGTTTATGCCATTGTGCCAGCGTTCAAAAGCATCACGCAAAGCAAAGTCTGTGTCGTTTACGAAAGAAGCTGTCCATTCGTCAAATACTCTGTCACCAGCTAGTTTTAAGGCACGACCACGAAATGGGCGTTCAATAGTACCTAGTGTCGAAGCAGGCAAAGATGTAGAGCTTACTAAAAAAGGTGTTTTTCGAGCATCTTCTGCACCACCAGCAAAAGCGGGAAATTCTACCAATACCTCGAAGCGGTTACTTCTGGCACCACCTCCACTGAGGGCTGCTTTAAATTGAGAAATCGTAGCCATTTTTTTATAATCCTATAAATTGTTTGTCTTATATAACTTATTTATATGAAAATTGTGTGGAGAAACCCCACACAATTAACAGACTTTATGCGCCTTCTAGTTCTGAAAAGTCAACACCAGTACCTACGGCCACAAAAGAAAGACGAATCGTGTTAATTGATCTGGCTGGTTTCACAAAAATATCACCAACAAAATCATTAGCATCTATTACTTGTGGGGTGTTGTTTGTTTCGTCAGCAACTACACGTTTTTCATAGATACCACGGCGACCTTGAATGTTATCAAGATATTGATCGGTAGCATTTCTGAACAACGAACGTGTGATAGGATCGTTTAGTTCGAACAATTGATACCTAGCCGCACGACTAATAGCCCGCTTAATAACGATAAACAAAGTACGAACGTTGATTCGGTTAAAGGCAGAAGGTGATTTAAGCAGCGTCTTATCACCAAACAACACAGTGCCTTCGCCGGGAAAAGCAATGATAGAATTAATACCATCTTTGTACATAACATCGCGCTGTGCTTTGTTTGGCGACCATGCAAGCTTGATAACGTTCTTCAATTGTCCACGGTTAAGACCAGCAGGAGAAAACCAAGGCTCTGCGGTAACAAACAAACGAGAATGCAAACCAGCAGCATCGGAATCACAAGGAATCCATACGGTCCTATCATTGTATTTGTCATTAACTAATTTCCAGTTGTCAACACCAAATCCATAAGACGTATTTTTATTAAGTGTGTCATTATAGAATTCTCTAACATCAGCAACAGCAGTTAAGTTATTATAAACATCCCCAAGCTCAGGAGCTACAAAAGCTATAGAATCACTACGACCTTCACACACATCAACAGCCCGAATTTTAGCAGTTGATGGAGAACCAGAAGTAAAGACTCTAACGATATCAATGCTTTCTGAATTAGAAAATATATCGTATCCACTTACAAAGTCTGCATTAGCTTGTACATTGTCATCTACACCACCTGTTAGTGATACTTCAAACAACCCGCTGGTAAATACAATTTGATCTTCTGAATAGCAATAGATGTAGTTTGACTGATTTTTAATGGCTTCAACCACATATGCGCTAGTACCATCAACTTTCTTTGTGCCAGAAACTTTTGAAATTAGTTCATATTTTTCAATTACAGCACCAACAGTACCAGTAATCAAACCATCTTCATCAATTACAATCATGTTGAATGTATCGCTGGTTGGTGCATAAGTAAATTGATCTTCAAAGGCCCAACCATCAAATCCTGTTGAATCAGCAGCAGAAATTTTAATAGAGTTAGAAAGCGCACCAGCATAACGACCAATAAATGACGGAAGTTGAGTGGTGAATGATGCATCCGTAAGAACATCAAAATTTGATTCATTAGAAACTAGAATCGGAACTTGTCCAGCAGTATCAGCTACTGAGTCAATAGAATTTAAGGCACCGCTACCAACCACACGAACTACGTTCAAAGGAACGCCATATAGCATGTAGTTTGCGGCAGAAAGAAAGTATAGGGCAGTTTGGTTGTCGGGTTCACCAAATCGAGTCACCAGTTCCGATTCATTAGTAGTGATACTAACAATCTCGTTAGCTGGTCCCCAACGAAACATACCCACATAACCAGTGGCATTAGTTGTAATGCTCTGGATGGTAAAAGTTAAATCTTTTTCTTTTGAAATTACACTTGGAGAAGTCATATTTATTTGAAAACCTCATAATTGGTTTGTTTTGTTCTAGTCTGATTCTATTTATGATTTGATGGGTTTAAAATTAAAACCCATCAAAAAATGAGTCATTTCTGTCAACTTCCCCTTGTTTTATTCCAAATGGGTTTTGTGTAACATCTTCACCTTCTCCATCTGTAGGGTCAAAATCTCTCTCAATAAATCCAAACGGGGTTAGTTGTTCATTATTTTGTTTATCTTTCAATAGTTCAACGCGAGTATTAAGGTCTGTCATATCTTTAAAGTATTGTTGTGTAGTTAGCCATGCAAAGAGAACACAACACATAGCAAAGTCATCATTGGCACCAGAATCCGCTTCGTAGCTTTTTCCTTTTGGTATAAATGTACCAAATTCATCAATCACTGTTTTATCGTTCAATTCAATTTTATCATTTTCGATTAATGTCTTTACGTTAGAACAACCAACAGCCTTAACCGCAGTAGTTGTTCTAACACCAAGCTTACAATCTGTTCCATACCAAATTATCTGTCTACTCTTATCAGATTTTGTCATTAGTAGTTCTTCATATTCATATTCATTGTGTAGAATAGAAGCTACTTGTTCACCGATGTCGTTTATCTCAACCAAAACCATCGCATTATTGTAGTATTTTGCTGTAGAGTTTATAATAGTTGGATACAACAATGGTGATATTTTATTATTTCTGTATGTTGCCACTACCTTATAGGGTATTTGCGTTACATCAAAAACAATAAACGCACTATAGTCTTTAGCCAAACCACGACTAACATCAACGGTCATAGCGTATATATGACCTTCTTTTTCATTATCTGGTAATACAGGATGAGCATATATTTTTAAATCGTCACGAACTTCTACAGGGGTTCTTTCAATAAGCTTTTGAAGTGAGTTACTAGAAATAAGAGAATTAGAAGAACCACGAAACAAAACATTGTGCTCTTGATCAAACTGCTCTTCAGATGTGTTTGCAATTTGTTCCTCTTTCCATTCTTTATCTCTTCCCGGAACCATATCCCAAGTAACTTTGTGATTCACATACTTGTTGATACACTCGACAGATTCTGTATACAACTTATAAAACAGTCCACGAGCGCCGTTAGGAGTAGATGAAACAATAACCTGTGAGTTTTTGCCGGATGTAATAACAGGATATGTTGATTCGTAAAAAGCCATGTCATTTCGTAAGAAAGAACATTCATCAATATACAACAATGAAATAGACTTACCACGAATAGATGATGAAGTAGATGTGGCGCAAAATATTTTTGAGTAGTTTGCAAACTTCATAGATCGTTTATTGTATTCAGAAACACCACACTTTAAAAAGTTTGGTAGATTTTCATAGGACATCTGAACACGTTCCATGATTTCCTGTGCCTGTGCCAATCTGTTTGCTAGAATAGCAGAGTCTTTGGAATCATTGAACGTGTTGAACCATAATATATAAGCAGCGGTTGTTTGAGTATTGTGTGTTGGTATTAGAGTTTCGCCACAAACAAACATATGATCATCATCATCAACCGTCAAACACTGCATATAAACCTTTTCTTCTTTTTCTAGTTTTTTATAAGAAGATAGATATATTCTTTTGTTTTTAGGATGTGATTTGCAATTAGCTTGTCTTTCTAATTTTCTTGGGAGTTTGAATATCTCAAATTTATCAACAGGTACACAAAACGCTAAAGTATAATATGGATCAACATATCCTTTGACATATTTTTTTCTGATTGTAGTCTTTATACCCAATGTAGATAATACTAATCTAACTTGATCAATAATAGATTTTGATTTTTGATAAAATTCACATAATCCATTTTCAGCACAATACCCATCGGAGTCCATCAATCCACGAATAAGATTTATTCTTGTTTCTATATCGTTATAGATATAGTTATCAGGAATATGTTTGTTATTTGTTAGATTTTCTAATCTGAGATTTTTATGCAATCCATCAATTCTAAATTTACCTGTGGATTCAGTTCTTTTATCCAGAGAAAACTTACCCTTCGTAATTGGTAATATAGTCTTATAAAAGTTAAAATCATCGATATGACCAGTAATAGAACCGCCTTGCTTATCCCCATCACCAAGCCACAAACCTAGTGTATATGGATCAATAGGAACTTCTTTTGCTTCAAATTTCAAAGGTTTTGTAATATCAACCCATAAACTACCGGGAGTTTTATATTTTTTAACATTTTCAAACTCAGAAATCATGTATTCTGTATTACGAACATATTCTGATTTATTTTTGTTTGATGATTTAAACGCCCATAGATGCTCACCACATGCCTTTATCTTTTGACCATTATCAAAAGTAAGCTCATATTGATTCATATCATTACGTTGTTCACTTATAAACGTAACATTAGTCGTCTTTCCATTTCTACCGTAAATTTTATCTCCAACTTTAAGATCGCCATTTTTAACAAAGCCGTTTGGTGTCATGATTGGTGTATCAAGATCAATCATTTTTCCTGTTTGACGGGCTTGTAGCGTAATAATAAATCTGTTTTTTTGATACTTACCTAAAAGTTCTTCCTGATAATCATACAAATGAAAAGGAATAACACCATCATCAATAGATATAATCTTAATATACTTTTGAGTGAAATAAACACAACTCTTCATACATTTAATATATTCGAGTTTTTGCATCAATGAATATTCTGGTTTTTCTTTTTTATTCAGAATTTGTTCATTTTTTTGATAATAGTAAGCAGCGCCAAGAAATATATCATCAACTTGAATACGATAAGTATTCTTTCTGATATATTTCTTAACAAGAGTTCTATTCTCTTTTACAAACTCACGTACATTAAATGGATGTATTTGCATTATTATTTTTCATCGTCATCTAGATCATCTAAAAGATCATCGACGCCTTTTGGTTGTTTCTCGTTGTAGAAATTGTTTTGTGTGTTATTAACTGTACTAGGAGTAGTAGCCACACCACCTTTCCCATTTTCTAGATGTTTGTGTAGCTCCATAAGGTCTTTGCTCATCTCTGAAATATTTTTCATCAGTGTGCTAGAGACTTCAAACGCCCTTGGATGTTCTGATTCCTTAGCAAGCATGAGAGAGCCTTCTAATGCGCTTGTACCACGTTCTATCAAACCCCTAAGAACCGTCCTAGTGTAGTTGTAATCATCGTATACATCACTCTCACGCTGATCTACAGGCACTTTGGATATGACAGGAGTATATTCAACCAAATCAAAACTTTCCCGAGGCATTGTTTCGTCATCCAGATCATCTAAATGAGAATCAACATTGTGCTCTATACCAATAAAGTTTTCAATATCTTTGTTAATTTTATCTCGTTTGTTCATGGTATAATATCCGTTTCTAAAATTGTGTCTGGATCATTTAGATCATAGTAGTTTAAAGTAATGCTCTGAATGACGCCTTGATTGCTTGTTGGCATGTACAAGAATCCCTCTACCTCAAAATCGAATGTAGATATCAGTGTTTTTTCATCTTCCATTTGCCCCTCATAATCATCTACTAAATTTGAGTCTGTCATTTTAACATTAAGAGATGTGTCGATACCTAAGTCTGGATTCTCTGTAATATTGATATTCAATGATGGATTAAACCAAGCCGCAATTTGTTCCATTATTTGAAACATATCATCAAGATTTTTTGTTCCTACAGTAACCTGATAGTTAAAAATGTAAGGAACTCTGTTAAGCTGTTTGTTGACTGTATTTGTTTGTGTTCTGTCGATCTGTTGATACATTAAGTCGTGTTTGTTTTGAATTCTTTGTGGGTCGCGATTCATACCAGTAAGAACAAAACCAATTCTTGGGAATTTAGTTTTTATGTGTGCTCTAGATTCTTCATACTTCTGTTTGATATCAAACTTTTGTCTGGATGAATAAGACAAAGGAACTTTTATTTTTTTCCCATTACCTCTTAAAATGTATATGCTATTAAATATTGTACCAAACGCGGCTGTGTAAGTTCTGATAGAATTGTGATAAAAGTGTTGGTCTAAAGCTGCCATTTACTTAACTCCAAATGGGTCTGCGGGGTTAAAATCAACAAACTCATCACTTTCTGTTTGAATCTCATCATTCTTTCCATAATCCTCTGTTTCCGTTTCAGGATTGTAATACATAAGATCGTTGTTAATCAGATCATCAATTGTTGAATCACCTGTGGAAAAGTCTTCATACGAGAACTCAAACGTTTCTGTCTTCACTTCCCATATGTATTGTTTTCCAAGCTCGTAAAAAGGACTCTCATCCTCTACGTGCTTAATTTCAAGAAATGAACGAGTAATGGGTAGATATAAAAGATCACCAACCATAGGCTTTGTAAGGCTTTGTGGTAAAAGTTCTTCTTCAAATCGTGACTTGCTAACGATAAATGTAGCTGTATCTTTGATTTCAAAACCAATTGTAGTAATCATGTCACCACCACCACCAAAACCATCAACATTAGCAGGGTACATTTCAATAATATAAGAATTATTGAAAGCAGATGATGGGTCTTCGCCCAACAAATAATCGTAATTTACTAATGTTCTAGGAAGGTAATTAATATCTAAACCTTTCATCTGAATAGCTTCAACAACAAGATCATCTTGTAAGTCTTGTTCGCTTGTTTCATTATAGTTGTTGACGTATTGATTAATCATATTATTAGCACATATTTGTGGTGTTTATACTTCTATTTATAACCATAATAAAAAAGGGCCAAAAAGAGGCCCATAAGTTTATTTTTATTATATTTTTATTTTTATATTTTTGCCAGATAATCAAAACCAAGATGACCAAGTATAATAGAAGCAAATACAGCACATTGAGTTATAATAATAGCATTAAATTGCTCTAAAATATTTGATTGTTCTAAGCTCATGTACAAACTACCAATCATGTAAAATAAACATATGAATATAAGAAAAATAAAAGAAGTAATAGCCGCGTTTCTTCTGAATATTCTCTTTTTTATGTCGAGTTTTGTTTGTTCTGTATCGTTTAACATAATTACTAATACCTATTTCAACCAACAAAAAAGTCAACAGGTTCCGAGTATTTTGTCAATAGCTCTTGATCAAGTATTTCAATCTCTGCTATAGCTTCATCATAAAACTGTTGACCGTTGACAGTAACTCCACCCAGTAATTGAACCTCACCATGTTTTTTCATGTTGTTCCCCCATTGCATTTTTATCAATGCGGTCGCATATTTTTTTAACCAAATATCATTATATATTTTAGTATGTAGCTCTGGGTCAATAATTTTAAAAACTCTTAAACCAATAACACTGTTTATTGGTAAGTCACTAAATCCATTATATAGCTGAACTTTGTTCATAAACCGAGTATGTTCAATTCTAGGGCTTGCATTAACCATGTCATGAACTTGATTAATATTAGTCATAGACATAAAATAGTTTATCATGTCAAGAGTTTGAAATGGTGATATGTTATCAATCGCAAATTGATACTGATAAGAAAACATGTCGTTGCCAGTAGAGCTTGTTTCGTTCAGATTCATTGTTTCAACAACAGTTAAGATGTCGTCAGAAATAGTTAAATATCCGTTGTCAATATCTGCTTGTATTATTTTATAAGCAAGCCAAGTTTCTTCAGTTCCATCGTAATGCTCTTCTTGAAAACGTTCAACCGCATCATCAATACGATCTTCAACTTGAGAATCTTCAACATTAACACGAATAACAGGTTGACCAAGCTTTCGCAAACAGTATTGTTTAAAATCATTTCTATTAGATATCATTATAAATACTCTTTTGTATTTTTATTAAACCCAACGCAGCAATGTGATCCTGTGCCGATTCCAGCCTGTCACCCAGTATCACCGCGATAACATCCGGCGTTGCTGTGCCGCCGTTGATCTGTAGCAATGCCTGTGCCCTTGTAGCTGATGTTAGATTCATGTCCGGTGCGTGGTCAGGGGCTTGTAATGGCTGGCCTGCAAGCTGTGCAAAGATGGGCTTGGCGACTGTTGAGCAGACTGCGTAAAAATTGCCCTGTGCGTCTTGGTACGATGCGGTGGTGAATGTTTGGTTGTCTGCGCTGGATTCGCCAAGACATAGGGCTAGTTGGTTAGCGTCTGTAATGCGGGCGATAGGGGCGGCGATTGTGGCCTTATGAGAATACAGCGTCATGGTGTTATTATCTTATAATAATTATCTAAATCAGTTCGCTGTTGAGCATTCATTGTTCCGCTCCTTAAAACATACCCATACATATCGCCTATAATGGGTGCGGATTGAGAGTACAGCCCTATGGCAACAGTATTAGATCTATCCCTGTCGTAGTTTACCAGCACTCGACTAGCATCTTGACCAAGCGAGTATTGACCGCCGCGAGTGGTTGCGGCTGATAATACTTCATCAAATCTAATTGAGTTCTGAACTCCAACGCTTGGCTCGCTAAGAGCACTACTTACGCTTCCAGATTGACCGATACCAACCCAACCGGTTCCTATACCCGAAACGTAAGTTATAATAAAATCGTTACCTAGAGGCTCATAAGCCATAAAGTAATCAAAAATACCAAATGTATTAACTGGTATTAATATCTCATCACCTACAAGGTCAAACGCAAGCCGATGCAAAACTCCATCCGTCCGGTATACCGGCCTACGCCCGCTAACACTTTGCGTTGCGTGATTTCCGTTGCCTGATTGATCTAGCATCCGCCCAACAGGATCACCATCCGCAGTCACAGGCACTGTGCCTGCGGAGTCTTGAAACAGTGCCTGTGCGCCGAGCACGATAGGCATGGGTACGTAGACTGCGCCTTGTTCGCCTGCGCCGAATAGAGAGTCTATTAAAGCCTGCAAAGCACCCAAAGCACCCCGCCCAAGCCTGCCATTATTCCACACAAACCCTAGTGGTCTTTTTGATACACGCCCAGTAACCAATCCAAACACACTCATTTAGCTACTTCCCAAGTAGATTCTCCAACACTAATTAAACGAAGTGCAGTAATATTGCCTGTAATTGTGCTTGCTGTTACCTCTGTTATTTCGCCATTGTCCCAGTCTATCCAGATTGCATTACCATTTTTAACGTTATCAAATGAACTAATTGTAAATTGCACTGTTGCTGAAGTACCGGGACTAACAGAAACCACTGCATCAATGTTTTCTTTTGGAATCATCAGAGCATCTGAAGTGCTATCTGTAATAGTTTCTTTATAAATAAATCTTATTTTAGTATTAGCATATCCATAATAATTAATTTGACTTAAATCTCTTTCCATTTTATTCATTGTTATAGGCGCTCTTTATGTTCAATTCTTTTATTTACTATTTATATATTACTAAAGTTAAAGCTATTTTATTAAGAATTTCTATAAAAGCTTACGCGATTCTTAAACCAACCATAAACAAAAGTTTCGTCTTTTTCTCTTCGTTCTGCAAGCTCTATGTAAAAAGCACCTTGTAGAGAGTTAAGCATTTTATAAAGAACTTCATCACCACGAGAAGAAAAAACATCTTTTAAGCTTTTTAATGTACCTCTTCCAACAAACCCATCAACCACAATATCAGGAGTGATAGATTGTTTGTTGTTTAGTACGTTTAAAGACCTCTGTAAGAAGTTTCCTGCTCTAGCCCTACCCATGTTTACACCAGTGTCAAACATCTCGTGGGCGATGTCGTATGAGATCACAGACACATCATTAAGCATCAGCTTATCCCAAAAGTGTGTTTTGTAGATTTGTTCAGCTTTACTTAAAGACATGTGTTTCATAAGACCATCATACCCATACCTTCGTGCCAATTGTTCAGTAACTCCATACTTTGTTTTTCCACCCGAGTCAAAAGGGTTATCAGAATAACCGCCTTCAACTAGAATGATATGATTAAATGCTCTTTTAAATGCCATTTTTTTCTGCCATCCTTTTGATAATTGACTCAAGGTACTCAATTCTTTGTTCAAGGCTTTTTTGTTTTTCTCTTTCTTTAAGAATTCTTCTTTTGTTAGCCTTAGCCAGTTCGTAAGAATTTTTATCATTGTTTATTATAGCCCCTGAATCTGGGTCTTTATATAAGTTTTCTTTGCCTTCTATTCTATGCATTGCCAAACCCCCTATGAAAAGTCAGACAATGCAATAACACGAAGACGCTTGCATGATGGATAAAATACCGAACTTTGAGATTTTAACTGAATCATGACTTGGTAAAACGAGAATTCTGAAAACCCTGTTTTTTCAAATTGATATTCATAAAAGTTGTTACCATCAGATGGTGTGTCAACTGTTGTGTTTGGAATTTCTACCCAGTCAGAATCTTGAAGCTCTTCTTCGCTGTTAGAAACTCTCGCAGAAATAATTACATTAGCTGAATTAACACTTTTGATGTCAAGAAATATTTTGAACATATCAGAAGGACTAGACAAAGGATTTACTCTTGTCCTATAGTTTGCCCAATTATTGGAACCATCTGTTACTGTAGTTTGGTTGTATGTAACTTGTGAAAATGGTGTAATAACAGTAGCACCACTCATGTCAATTACCGGAGAAACATTTTCATTAGTAGAAGTTAACTCCATCAGCATTTTAAAGGTTCTTTGATTGCTTGTATTGGCTACTTCATCATTCCTATTAGTTATCAATAATGGGAAACTAAGTTGATTAATAGTTTCATTATCAACAGCACTGTAGAGTGACTGAACAGCATATGGAGTCTCTGATCCATTGATTGATTTGCCAGTAGTTCCTTTTGCAAAAAATGCAACATTAGTATCTGTCAAGTCAATAACAGGAATATTTGGATTAATCAAAGACGCCTGAATAGTATCTGAGATTTCAACAACCAAACCACCAATATCACCGCTAGTATCAGCAACGCTAGTTAGTGTTATTTTAATTCTGTTAGGATCAATAACTTCAACAACGGTGTGTGAATCATTTATTTCAGTAGCTGTAATGTTGTTTGCACCTGTTGAACCTGAAATGCTAAGATTAGTACCCTGTACATAGTTGTGATTTTCCCGATAAATTATAACATCACTAGAACCAATTTCTGTAGCTATAGGATTACCCGAAAGTCTAATCATATCAAGGTCTTTATTTTCTGTTACAACAATACCGGTCACGCTGGTATCAAATTTAGCAACAAAAATTTCAAATTGTAAGTCAGCCTGTTGGTCTTCTGTCCAAGTTGAGTTATTCTGAGACTTAAAAAGAACACCAGCATAAGGTTGTCTAACAATAAATTGATTAGTTTGTAAATCTTGTTTGCCCATACGCCCAATGTAAGCGTTATAAGCATTAGAATTTGACATCAACACAAAGCAATACTCATTTCCGTCTTCAAGATATACAGGATGATCGAATTCAAAAGTAGTTGGTGTCGTTGCATCATTTGTAGTAGTCACTTCGGATGGAAGCAAAAGCTTTTCACCACCGGGAACCAGTCTCTGTGTTGGAAAACCATTTTCCATTTCACGAATTTGAACAGCTACAGGAACATTATCATCCTTTGTACTAAAGAAAGTGTTAATTTTAGTAACAAACATACCACCATTTCTTTCAACTAAGAAAGATTGAGCCAATGGGTCACTCCATACACGCCTAGTTAATCTTGTATTAGATGTAATAGATCGTGTGGCTGTAATAGTTTGTCTTCTAATTTGGCGCGTACCTGTTGCTGTAAACAATGATTGAGCGTAAGAAGTAGACAACTGTTGTTGATTGTTTACTTCATCAGTAGCAATAATTGTTTTCTCGCCAGTTCTAAAACTTTGTTCATCGTTGTTAGGAATTCTGAAAATAGCGTTAAATGCGCCGTTCACATCAGCAAACACAGGATCACCAAAATTTCCACCATCTGGCTTAACGTAAGAGTCAATACTTGTTTCATCAAAAAAGAAGTACATGATAGAATTGGGTCTGTTGCCTTTACCAGTTAAATCAATATCAATGCTACGCATAAACGGAACAACGGACGTATCAAGAACCCGATCATTTACTATGTCAATATTAGTTCTATTGGTTGTGGTAGTTCTAAAGGTGTCTGTAGTTCTTCTTAAAAGTCCTCTATTCCACACACCCTCACCAATAGCATTTGGGTCTTGCCAAACACTGTGTGGAGCAGAATTTCTACTAAAATCTCTGTTTTGTGTTGTTGAAGCACCTGTCCAGTTTAGCTGCCACGACTTCCACGACTGGGTAAGTTGACCATTGTTAAATATTCGATAAGTTACTTCTGGGGATTTGTAATGTGTATCAATCCAAGAATCCATAGACGGGGTTAGTTTTAGAGTACCTGTCCACCTATAGATAGCATATGGGTTAACGTTCATAGTCTCTGAACTTTGATTCTGTCTTACATAAGAAACATGATCAAATGGTAAAGTGATAATGTCACTATTGATAACAACATTGCTGGATTCTGAACTTACATACTGTAAGTCAATTGCGTTCAAAGAAAATTCAGGACGAAGCTCTCCATCTTCATCAGAAATAGCTACGTGATAGCCTTCCCATGAAAAATCAGCAACACCATGATCAATAAACCGATCAGTCAAAAATCCGTTTTTAAATCTATTTGCACCAGTTACTGGATCAGCAACTTGTGTTGCGTCTGCTTCTTGTTCTAAAAGTGTAAGACTAACATAATATTCAACGTTAGAAAGACGTGTTTCAATATCACCGATATCACTCATGGTATAACGGCGATTGTTGACTTTCTCAGCCTGTACATCAGATATATTAAAAGTATATGGTGGAATGTATATGGTGTATAGAATCATGGCCTCAGAAGGGTCTGATGGCGAACTAGGATCAATAGAGGGAATACCTCTCTTAACACCAAACAAACCACTCGCGTTTAAATATACTTTGTCAATACGTTTGAGGTAATGTTCAAGGTCTGCTCTGATAATAGTGAATGGCGTAGGGATATTACCAACAGAAGAACCAGTACCAGTAAATCCAGTCCCTGCATCATTAATGCGGGGTCTAAAATCAAGAACGTCAGACAACCGAGTTCCATTTTCTGTTTGAATATCTTCATAATCAATATCTACGTAAGAATCAGGACCAAAGTAATCACCAGAACCATGTGAAAAGAAATCAAAAGTTACAGTAATAGGCTCAGATACAGTAGATGAAGTAGAAATTGTAGATATATCATAAAATGATTGTGTTTTATTATTACTTAAAGTAAATAAGCTAGTAATGTTGTTTGATTCGTTATCTACAACAGAAACAATATTATAAGCATCAGCTTTTCCAAGCGGCAACACACCAGAAGTCAAACTTCCTGTAATAGAAATTGTTTGCTTGCTTTTAATTTTTTGAATAACTTCCTGTTTAGCAACTTGTAGGTTTACACGAATAGCGCGTGAAGCATTACCAACACCCAAAGAAATAGTGATAACTGATCCTGTTGGTGTGCCGCTTAAAGTGACATTGCTTGCCACATCAAAAGATTCGTTAGTATCCGTGTAATAACCAATCGCATAACGAGAATCTTGAGAAACAAAAATTTCATTTGAATTTGCGCTGAAAGTTACTTGACCAGATGTATCAGTTGTATTGGTCAACTGCTTAACAGATGCATAACTCGTATCAGAAAACCCAGAATTTACGTTTAAAGTTTTTACAAACTCAACATTCATAGGAAATACTAAGCTATTAAAAGAAGCTTCTTTAATAACCGCGTCAATAATATCAGAAGTGAATGTCACTGTGTCTGTAGAATCAATAACAGTTGCGCTTGAAACAAATGAGGTAGTACGAAGTCCAGAAACGTTTTTAACGTTAAACAAATACAATCTAAACACACCAGAAGTGGTTTCTGAGATAAATCGAATTCTAGCAGTACCGATAATACTACCACCCGAATCTTTAAAGTTTACAGATTGCAACGCAGTTATGCTAGGAAGAGCAGAAAGATTTTCAACTTCAACGTAATAACCAAGACCACCAGAGATTGAACTGTTGTTAATTACACCAGTATCTCGGGCTTTATCAGCAACAATTTTTGTTTTTGAATTAGTTTCTACTCTGTAACCACGAACATAAGCAATACCGGGGTCAAGCTCAATTCCAAACTTAGTTGTATCAACAGAACCAAATAATTCATTGTGTGTGTCAAAACCAATCTTGTAAGATTTTACAGTATAGTCGCCAGATTCTTCATAGGTTCTTTGTGCTAGTACGTCACCTAGAACATTGTAATCAGGCCCACGATAAGTTTTTTGAACATCACCGGCATCAACACGGAATATCTCAACATAATTGGATGGAATAGTTGGTAAATCGGCAAGATCAACAACCACTAGATTTGTATCAATTTTTAGACGGTGAGCACCGGGAGCAGTGAAGTTGGTTGTGCCTTGAGCATTATCAAACAATGAGTTATCATCATTTTCAGTAACTATCACCTCATTATATTCTATACACACAGATTTTGAAGGTGTTGAACTGTACTTGTCAAGAATAACAGTTTGTTGCTCAACAAGAACAAATCGACCTTTGATATAATACACACCAGAATCAATAGTAAACTTTGAACCGAGTCCTGTTTCAGTAATAATAGCAGTTGTAAGTTCGGTTGTACCATTAAAAACAGTAACAACTTCTGCATCAGCAAAAGTAGATTCAAGGCCATCAGTGGATGGTTGAATATATTCTAGGAAAAATGTGGATGGGTCTGTACCGTCAGGTTCACGAAACAGCTTGACATTTGCAGTAATACCAGATGTGCCAACGAGACTGAGGTTAGACCCACTCAGAAACTGAACAACATTAGCAAAGTTGTCTATTGTAGTTTTTGCGTACTTTAATTCTAGATCATAGTTGCTTTCGCCCGGAATAACAACAGACCCATCTTCAAAGACGTGATCACCAAAGCGATTGATCTGCTCATAGAACATACTTTGGATTTGATTAAGCTCGCGTACTTGCACAGCACGAGAAGGGACAAACAAGACTTCTTGAAATCCTTTATCGGCATTGTAGTCATCAAAGTACGGACTACGTGATTTGTCTACTATTGTCATTTGTAACTATCCTAATTATATGATTCTTTATATATTGTATTTATAACTTAGAATCTTAGTACAAATCAAATTTTAGAAATTCAGAACGAAACGAATTTCTTCTTGCTGGTTCAATCCCCGAGAAATTTTCTCTCTAGTAGAACCATAAAGAACTTCACCAGATAATAGTTTGATACTTGAGGCTGCAACGACAGCGGTTGTAATAGGTAAGCTTTCATCTGAGAAAACACCAAATATTTGTGTTGTGTTGTATGTCTGAGATTCTACGTTTTCGTTTTGTGTAAATGACCCTGTTACATTAGAAAGGTATACATAATTTTTGTTTTGATCAACAGAAACTATCGTGCCTTCTGCTGTTGATGTTTGCCCAACAATGGTTTCGTTTGGTTGATAAAAAGAAACATCACCCAGTGCCAAGACAACACCTGTTTCACTTGCAAGCTTAGGAACTGATAAAATACCTGCTTTTCTGTAGCTGATACCCGTTGGTAAGATACCACCTTCGGAACCTTCAAACACAACTCTGATCATCTTGTAGATAGAACCAAGCTCAGACCTCGCATCGTAGCCGTGACCATTGATTGGTGATACTACCGGTACAACGGTAGCGCCTACACCATCACCGTTGCTGGAAACCACCACAGAGGCTTGTGTGTAACCAGAACCTACGTCAGTGACTGTGATAGATTCGATAAGCCCAGTTATATCATCAATTTGTGCAATAGCTGTTGCCCCGCTACCATTTCCAGTTATCTGAATAGTTGGTGGGTTAGAACTGATATAGTTTGCACCACTATCTGTTACATAAATGTTATTAATTGTGCCTTCAACAGAAGATTGCTGAACCAACCATTGATTTGAACCGTCATTTGTGTAGAGGGTATAACATGGAATCCAGCTTGGAGTCATATAAGAAAACGCATCTGGCGAACGAACGGTATACATATACTTCCACAAATATCCATCGGGTGTTTGGAATGTGTTGATAGTTGTACCAGATGGTTTTATAGTAGAAGCAGTTCTGTAGTTATTAGAAATACACTTATAAACATTAAACTCATCTGTAATAACATAAAAGTTATAAGGCTCAGTTGTGACTGGATTGTTTTCGTCAATCAAATTTACATCATCTCTATACTCATCAAACACAACACTGTCTTGCCAGTCAATTCTAGGAAGAACTGAAATCACGTCAGCGGATTGAATTCTTTTTGCACCAATCAATTCATCGTAAAGAAATACTTTATCTAAAACAGAATCTGTAATGCTTGGTGGTGCATTTTCGTCTGTCCATTCACTTGTCCCACCAATAAAAACATAGGTGGGTATGCTTCTTAGATCATTCTGAAAATAATCCGATGCAACAATTCTGTGATCGTTAGTGATTATAGCTGGCATAAGGATTCCTTTAAATTTCTCTATATCACTCTATTTATATCGTGTTAAATAAAATCACCACGGCGCTTGTACCGTGTAATTTAGTATAACATAATCTATGCCTGTATTTGGATTGTGAATACCCGCAGAACTATGATGCACATACTCTAAACGAAGCACCTCATTAAAGTCTAAACCAAGACCCAACCGAAAGTTTGTTCTTCCAACAAGTTTACTTCCATCATTATAACTCAAACCCAACCGAACATAAGGCTCAATCCCTTTATGTCCCCATTGTGGTTTGGTTAGATAAGATACAGAATAGATTTGCATCTGGTCTTGTTGCCCATTTTTAGTTGAACCATCTTCCATTAAAGATGCTTGAACTTCAAAGTTATTTTTCTCATACCCAATCTCGCCAATCACAAGGGAAGAGTTAACAAATGTCTTACCAAGTCCAAGGTGAATAGAATCGGCATTTGACTTCGCTGAATATCCTGCAAAAATGAGAATAACAACAAAAAATCCTACACCAAAAACGGTTTTGTTAAATTTCATAGATTTAATCCTTTTGTGTTAATAGTTTTTTGTTCATGGCCATACAACATCTGATAATTCGGTTAGTGTGCCTGCCACAATCTCCACAGCATAGTTCCCCTCGGCTTCTATCAAAGAAACTCTGCGAATCCCTATTGCGCGATATGCGTCAAACACGTCAGATAAAGGATGATCAATATGAAAGTTGTTGTCTGAATCTTTCCACTTTGGGAACTCGGTCAAGGCCGAATCATCCATAAACGCGATTGCTTCTTGCAGAGCTTGACGGTTTCCAAGGTCGCCTGCGTATCGGATGCTGTTCAGTGTTACGCCTTGACGCTCCTGCTCTTTGCGCGCTTGCGTTAGTTGATGCAAAAGCTGCTCGGTTGTTGGTTTATTTTTAGCAGCCAAAAACGCTTTAAAGTCTGCTTCGGTTTTTTTATTTAGACCAATGTGGTTTTTTACTATGGGGTCAACAAACCATTTTCCATTTTCGTTTGTGTAGTAGCTTGTCATTATCTTAGCTCCGCCCAGTTATTAACATTTCCGTCGATAGATGTGGCTGAGTAACTACTTCCGATAGGCACAGTAGCGGACCCTTGGCTCTGGGATGGCCCTGTGCTAGTTGAGTTCCTTGCTATAGTAATGCCATCAACAAGTACCTCTATGCTCGAACCGTTTGGACTAGAAAAATCAGATGTACTTATTAAAAGTCCTCGGTTTGACAAGTTAGTATAGGTAACTCCGCTTGACCTTGACCCCACGACACTTACCCACCCTCGCCCCAAAGAATCAGAAGCGTTAAACCATTTAGCCAGCAACGTAACGGTTGCCGATACAGTTTCATCAACCAAAGATTTTCTAGTCGTGCCGCCCGCGTGTGCCTGATTTACTATCACGTTTCCACTGTCTGTTATAACCTCAACCGTAAACAGCTTGTTATTGTTCGCTGTGCCTGTCACTTGCACAACATCCCCAATCTCAAGGCCGATAGATCCAATGTCGGTTAGTGCGATGTTGTTGGTTGAGTTGGTGAAGGTGGCCGAGGCTGTGATAGCTGTCTCGCCGGGACTTTCTGTGCGCGTTGCAATCAGGTCATCTACCCCTGTTTCGGTGTAGGTTGTGGCTTGGTCAGCTTTAGCGTTAAGCAGAGTGTCAGATTCTGTTTTTGTATAAGTTGTTGATTGGTTAGCTTTTGACGAAACAGCAAATTCCACTGTTGTTCCATCTTCCATTGATATTAGGGATGCACCATCACCATTATCTGAAGAAGAAAGAGCATCAAATATCACAGAAGATTCTATAAATACTTGATCATTTTCTGCGTTTGTTCTAATTTGTGAAGCACCAGTTCCTATATTTGAAAGTGCTGCCGTTCCCAATTCGTCTAACGTGAGTGATGACTTGACCCACACAGCCGCACCATTAGCTGAATAAAGACACAAAAAATATTCCTTAGTAACCGTATTAACCCACCGAGAAAATGCTGCATAACCATCTGAGATATCGTTGTTAACTGTTGGATCAGATGTACCACTAAGGTTATTCTTGACACCCAAAGCATCAAGAGCTTCTTCAACATTAGATGCGCTTAGATTAGTATTAGAATACACAATAGCAGAAGCTTCGTGAGCCGCACTTGATGCAATATGAGCGTTTGACTCAACAATAACAAATTTCAGTTCTTCAAAGTTAATATCAAGCTCTTCATAAACGAGAGGTCGCCCAATATCTGTTCTTAATGTGATATTTGATGGTGTTGACATATATACTCTCTATTATTTGTATTCGTATACACTTATTTATAACGAGGTTTACTTTAAGTTATGTTAAGTGGCATCATAAGCATCTTTAATTTCTTGCGTATGCACCGCTTATTACCGTTGCTTGGCGATTACGATCAGGTTATTCATACCTGTAGTAACCAACCGTCTGCAAGCTCTTTGGCTTGAATACGTCGAGTCTGATGAGCCTCTTTTCCACTCTCACCATTTTGAATGTCAGCTATCTCGGCACCGTAAGAAGGATAAAAGCACCGCATAACAGCTTCTACAATTTCAGCACGACTTGCTGCTTTTCTTGTGTAAGCGGTCACGTATTTATAACTGACACTTGCATCAAAGTTTTCAGTTGCTTCAGTATTTACAGCTTCTTCTTCAAAGTGTATGCGAAGATTACCTCCCAAAACCTCATAAATGTTTAACTGTGTAGGTGACTCTGTAGTTGATTTACGCATTGATCAATATCTCTCTTCCTAGTTGTCATCAGCTTTTAACATCTAATGATTAATATTACTTATGTAATAGCAAGCCGACCGGCTACGTAGCGATCCCGATACTCCGACGAACCCCTCGCGTAGACACCCGAGGGACCGGCACCCGCACCATAGTCCGCACTCCCACCCACACGCATTACACGCCATTCAGGATTTCTGTATTGATAATCTGCAAACGCCGTACTTGAATCCCCACTTACGTCAGCGGGTACATCACCCAAAGTTTCATGCTGAACGTCACGAATGTACCCGTTTGTTGCAGGCGTAGGTACGCCTATCGCTGCGTAATTTGTAACTGTGTCGTCGCCAAACAAGGCAGGATCGCGGCAAACATAATACTGATCGTCATTTATATTCCAACCGTCACACAATTGCCAACCGTTGCCCCATAGGTTTTCAATGCCTCGATAAGATAGCCAAGCTGTGTCACGTGTTGAACTGTTTACACCACCGGAGCCATTACCAATAGAATCCGATTTACCTGCAATACTGTGTGGAGAATCAGTTTGGTTACTAGAACTTTCAGGGTAATCACTGACAGACACGTTGCCATCTGTCAAAGCAGCTTGGCCATTGAACGTACCGTACTCAATAAAGAACAGTAGCTTCACGGCTTGCAACTGCCAGAAAGCCCATTGGCTCCAACCTTCACCTTTGTTACTCGCAAGAGTACGAAGCTGGTCTCGTGTTAAACCGACCATAGGGTACTTGCCCGACACACTTGCAAGAGTATCTGTCGCAGTGTCTACACGACTGTCATTGTTATCTAGGTTTAAGCCGTTAATATGTGTGGCACCACTTGTACTGTACACACTGGCTTGATAAGCACCAACATAAGTAACAGACTTTTCGTTTGTATTGCCGACGTAATGCCACATGCCTACAGACTGGTCATACTGCAATGTTCCGCCAATAGCAAAAACTGGATGCACAACAAATCCTGATTGGTGAACTTCGCTAATCTCTCGCTTATACTTACCGTTCAACAGTTTAGAAATACGTACATAGAATTTACGTATTTCAACCATTACCTGACCATCAGCACCTGTTAAGTCAGAAGGCGAACCATCTGCTTTTAAGTTGCTGTCGTTTGAATCAAGGTAATACGCAATAGTCTTATCATCACGCACAACACAACGGTGCATAGCCTCATGGATCGGGGTAATGCCTGATGTAAATCTATCACGGCTATAGTCATCACTTACACTATCCCAAACCATATTGGCACTTAGTCTAGGTTCGTACTGAGTGTGTGGGTCAGGCAGGGCAACGTGATCTGATACGGCAAGAGCACTTACTTCTAAAATAGCATCTTTAACATCTAAAAACTCAATAACAGAAGAATAGCTTCTTGCCCCTGCAACAATAGAAAGATCATAAAAGCCATCAGCGGCAGCAAAGCCGAATTTTCCGCCTGCGCTGGATAAAGTAGGGTTATTTATAGAGACTCCATTAATATTGAATATGGATGCCTCTGTAATTGTTCCTTGTTCATACAAAGTAGCTGTTGCTGCGACTGTATTACCAAGTTCATCTTGTGCAAAGAATGTTTTAAACTGCATTTTTTATCCTATTTTAATTAAGAAACAATGATTGTGGTAAAGTTAACAATTAATTGTTGTGGAGTTCTTTCTGAAACATAACCAGTTTCAAAGTATTGTATACCACTCTCTGTTTCTTCTGTGTATTCTTGAGGCACGTAAAGAAAGTAATCAGCCGCATTTGATTTACTCATCCAACCTTTCTTGTTGGGATATTCATAACCAGAAATGCGGTCTGCTAAAAATTTTGATTCAAGGTCGTAACCGGCTTCACCGTTCAAATAATCCTGATCCAATGCATCAAAGAAAGGTTGTCTATATAATCTAATTGAAGCTTTGTCCTTAAACCTATTTATAAAGTTATAATTACCACCTAATCCGTATTTAGGTAAAATAGTCTGAACTGTGTTAGGAATTTCAATGTCATCTTGATATTGCAAGATTAGTTCAATAACACTGAGATAACTCAACTGACCAAACAACAAAAAACCCGCTGGATGCAAGACTTGTTTTACGATGTCTGCATATGCCAAGAAATCTTGTTGTGTTCTAATAGCGTAAGAATAATTCTGATAAAAGAAACTATCTTGAAGATACATGTTAGAGGATAACTGGCCTTTGGTTCCGCTGTAATATCCTTTAACAGACTTGACAAGACCAAATTGTAGAGTCCCCGAAAAAGAACTACTTGACACATCAGTAGAAAGTGTGTACGTGTCATTTTTTCCAATCGGTAAATCCAGAATGTCAATTGTTTTTACACCCTGTGATTCATCTATGCTGTCAATAACGATATACCCCTGATAAGCAGGTATAACGAGTTTTATTT